GGTGTTAGTGAAAAAACCATTAAAAAATATTTTCCAGAAATTGTTGAAAAAACTTTGACATTGGAAAATATTATTAGTAAAATTGATACTATACAAAACGAAAGAAAAAATAGATTGAAAACATTAGATAATATATTAAATAGGGTTACTGTTGGGGTACAAGGTAAAGATATTTACGATATCAACGAAAAGTTAATCAATCTTAAAAATCCATTACTAACTGAGTCTTCAAAAGAAGAATTAGATTATTTATTTGAAGCCACTATTGATCCAGAGGATAGAGAAGTAAAAAATGTAATTAATATGATGATTGAAGATGGTTTAATGATGGCGTTACCAGGAGGAAGAGATGGGTATATAAACTTTTTACAACCATTCCTAAGAATTATAAAAAAAGAGAAAAATTATTATTTAAAAACAAAAAAAGAGAAAGATGAAAAAAGTGTATAAAACATTTCCGTATGAATTTTTATTTCTAATAAACGGGAACCCAATTGTAGGTAGGAATTTTCCTATATATAATTTTAATAAAAATTCCTTATCTTCAATAGAGTTAAAAGAGTTAATAGACGATTGTGTGGATATTCTTAAGACACATTTTAAAAATAAAACATATGATTATATGTACAAATATTATAACCCATATTTTTATACTACTGCTGAAGATAATACCTCTGATAGTTATGAACCAAAGGATATTTACGAGGAAGAAGACTTTTTCACTTTTCAGATTTTACATAAGAAAAAAATTGTTGGCGAAAAGATTTTTACTGGTAATGACTTCCCCCCAAAAGTAAGATATGATGTAGATATAAGAAAAATTTTACCTAAAATCATTGATCAAATTCAACAGGGGTTAAGTCAGAAAAATTATACAAAAAAATATGGCGATTATGACTTAGACTGCATATTTATTAATAAGTCAAATTAAAAAAGTTATGGATAGAAAGGAAGTTAAAAATTTAGGGTATCTGGGATACACTTTTCAAGTAAAATTAGTTAAACAAATGATTGAAGACACAAAGTTTTCAGAAAGTATAATGGAAATTATGTCCCCTAATTATTTTGATAATGAGTATATCAGATTAATCATTGCTAGTATTAAAGACTACAATGAAAATTATGAATCCATACCATCATATGATACTATCAACCAAATAATAAAAGCTGAAGTAAGAAGAGAAATCGCTAGGGCTTCTGCATTGGAAATGGTTAAAGAAATCCAAGAATCTGACAGTAAAGATTGCTTACACACACAAGAAGTTGCCATTAAGTTCTGCAAACAACAAGAACTTAAGAAGGCCAATCAAAAGATTCAAAAAATTCTAGATAGTGGAGATTTTGATAGATATGATGAATGTGAAGAAATTTTAAAAAATGCTTTAAATGTTGGTGAGATTAGTGATGTTGGAATAGATGTTTTTCACGCTATAGAGGACGTATTAAGTGATGATTTTAGATTACCAATACAAACTGGTATTGTAGGTTTGGATAATCTTATGGATGGTGGTCTATCTAAAGGTGAACTTGGTGTTATATTGGCCCCGTTTGGTGTTGGTAAAACAACATTGGTAACTAGAATGGCTAATACTGCTTATAATTTAGGATATAACGTAGTCCAAATCTTCTTTGAAGATAACCCTAAAGTTATTCAGAGAAAACATTTAACTTGTTGGACTGAAATACCTTTAAGTGATTTGTCAGAAAATAAAGAAGAGGTAAAAAAGGTATTACCTAAACTTAAGAACAAAGATGGTAATCTTATTTTAAAGAAGATGGCTAGTGATGGTACTACAATACCTCAGATTAGACAATATTTAAGGAAATTAACATCTAATGGTATGAAACCCGACATAGTTTTTGTAGATTATATTGATTGTATCGCTCCCACCAAACAATTTAAAGATGAATGGTCAGGTGAAGGTAATGTTATGAGACAATTTGAAACTATGATATCAGAACTGGATATTGTTGGATGGACTGCGATACAAGGAAATAGAAGTTCTATTGGGGCTAATGTTGTACAAGCGGACATGATTGGAGGATCAATTAAAAAGGGACAGATTGGACATTTTATTGTTTCAGTGGCTAAAACGTTAGAACAAAAAGAAGAGGGTAGAGCGACTATGGCTATTCTTAAATCTAGATTCGGTAAGGATGGTGTTATATTTGAAGATATTTTATTTGACAATGGAACACTTGTAATTGATACTAATGATTCTAGTGATGTTTCTTTCTTAGACTTTGAAAAAGGTACTAAGAAGAAAGATTCTAATTTTATATCGGAAGTTATAAAGAAAAACAGAGAGACTTCAGGAGGAGGATAACTTAATTAAGTTATTTAAGTGTGAAAAACGATTTAAGAAAATAAATCGTTAAGGGAATACTCACCTTAAGATCTAAATAAATTAATAAAAAAATAATAAAATATGGATGTAACAAACAAAATATTATCAGACATTACAGTGTATATGAAATACGCTAAATACGTTCCAGAATTAAATAGAAGAGAGACGTGGGAAGAGTTGGTTACTAGGAATAGGAATATGCACCTTAAGAGGTATCCCGACCTAAAAGATGAGATAGAAGAGAAATATAAATTCGTATATGAAAAAAAGGTATTACCATCAATGAGGTCGATGCAATTTGCTGGAAAACCAATTGAGATATCACCTAATAGGGTATATAATTGTGCGTTTTTACCAATAGATCATGTTGATTCGTTTAGTGAAACTATGTTTTTATTACTTGGTGGTACAGGTGTAGGGTATTCAGTACAAAAACATCATGTAGAGAAATTACCACCGATAAATAAACCATACTCTAAAAGAAAAAGAAGATTTTTAATTGGTGATTCTATTGAAGGTTGGTCTGATGCAATAAAAGTACTTATGAAATCTTATATAGGAGATAAAAGAAGTTCTAAAATAGATTTTGATTTTTCAGATATTAGACCAAAAGGGGCTAGATTAGTTACTTCTGGTGGTAAAGCACCAGGACCACAACCATTAAAAGAGTGTGTGGTTAAAATAACAGGTATTTTAGAAAATAAAACAGATGGAGAATCTTTAACTACTACAGAAACACATGATATTGTTTGTCATATTGCAGATGCAGTATTGGCTGGAGGAATTCGTAGAGCGGCACTCATATCTTTATTTAGTGCGGATGATATAGAAATGATATCTTGTAAATCTGGAAAATGGTGGGAAAATAACCCACAAAGAGGTAGAGCAAATAACTCAGCGGTGCTTATTAGACATAAGATAACTAAACAATTCTTTATGGATTTATGGAAAAGGATTGAGTTGTCAGGTGCTGGTGAACCAGGAATTTATTTATCAAACGATAAAGAATGGGGTACTAATCCTTGTTGTGAAATTGCACTAAGACCATTTCAATTCTGTAATTTATGTGAAGTTAATGTATCAAACATAGAATCACAAGAAGATTTGAATGAAAGAGTTAAAGCCGCTGCGTTCATAGGGACGTTACAAGCTGGTTACACAGACTTTCATTACCTAAGAGAAGTATGGCAAGAAACTACAGAGAAAGACGCTCTAATAGGTGTTTCTATGACTGGTATAGGTAGTGGTGTTGTGTTAGGTTATGATTTAGAAAAAGCTGCCGATATTGTAAAAAGAGAAAATAGTAGAGTTGCTAGAATAATAGACATTAAAAAGAGTTCTAGGTGTACCACAGTTAAACCTGCTGGAACGACATCGTTAACTTTAGGAACTTCTTCAGGTATACATGCTTGGCACAATGATTATTATATTAGAAGAATTAGAGTTGGTAAAAACGAATCAATATATAGATATTTAGTTAGTAACCATCCAGAATTATTGGAAGACGATTATTTTAGGTCACACGACACTGCAATTATAACTATACCACAAAAAGCACCCAAAGGTTCTATATTAAGAACGGAGTCTCCTTTTGATCTTTTAGAGAGAGTTAAAAAAGTAGCCACTGAATGGGTTAGTCCTGGTCATAGATCTGGATCAAATACTCATAATGTTTCTGCAACAATATCTTTAAAAGAAGAAGATTGGGGATTAGCTGGTGAATGGATGTGGGACAATAAAGAACATTATAATGGGTTATCTGTATTACCCTATAATGGTGGTTCATACACACAAGCCCCTTTTGAGGATATTACAGAAGAAGTTTATAATGAAATGGTTAAACATTTAAATAACATAGACCTATCCAAAATAGTGGAAGTTACAGACGAAACCGATTTAAGTGGTGAACTAGCCTGCGCTGGTGGAGCTTGTGAAATTAATTAAAATGATGGATTCATCTAAAGATTGGATATATGAGTTATATGTTAAAGAAATTATAAGTCACACTATAAAACCAATTCCCAAAGAACAACACATAGGTAGAGGTATCTGTTGCGGAAATGGGTGTTTACATTGTCCATTCATCCCAAAACATCAAAAAGGGGTAACAAAAATTATATAATTGTTACCCCCACTTCTTATGTGATAATTTTAATTATTATAGTGTTTTCTAATGATCTGTTTGTCTAAATCTGAAAACTCAAGAACATCGCTATAACTCCCATAAAAAATACTATCCTCCCATTCATAACTATCATTTGGGAATCCCAATGATTGTGTTAACTCTTCCCTTATTAAATGTCTTGCAAAAATTTCAGTACTTTCTTTAACATTAACAAAAATGTCGACACTACCTATTTCATCTTCATTATAAGAATGTGGTGTTACCCAAGCCGCACCCCAATTACTTTTTAAAAACTTTCTTCTATATGGTTTATCCATGTATTTAACATATTCATCAGGATCACCAAAATAGACTAATGCGTTTTCTTTATTTCTGTCATTGGTTATATAGATTTCAACACTTTCAATTAAAACGTTCAATTCATCAACTACCTTGTATAGTTCTTTCATTAAATAATCTGGTTTATTATCCCCAACAACATATATATAAACATCCTTTTTAAATTTAAAGGGTTCATTAAGTTTACCTGAAAACTCCGTATAGTGACAGATTTCATTGTAGTATTCATTAACATAGTCTGATTGAGTAATCCCATTAAATGGTATTAGAAGTAATAATATTTTAATTAAATTTTTCATAGTTATTTATTTTATAATACGAATATACGACAATTATATTAAACCACCAAACTTTTTCATAAAAAACTATATTTATTTAATATGAAAAAGAATTTATTAGAAGAGATATCTAGGATTAAAAATTTAATAGTTTATGAAGTAGGAACATCTTTAAATGAG